CCAGCTCGATCGCGAGGAAGCGGTCCGCCACGCGCGCCATCTCGGCCGCGTTCCCGCCATCCCCGGCCGGGAGGGCTGAGCCATGCAGGCAAAGCCTCTCTCCGCCGACGTGCGCGAGCTGCGAGACCTGTTCCGCACCTATGTCGCCTCCCACCAGCGGCCGACGATCGACGCCTGCCGCGATCTCACGGTGTCCCTGTGCCTGCTTGCGGAGAAGGCCGAGCGGCTTGAGCAGCGCGCGGCCGATGCCGACGAGATGGAGGCGATCGCCCGCGATCTCGACGTCGTCGCCAGCGCGGCCGTTTCGCCGTCGTTGCAAGAGGCGCTGAGGGCCCAGCAGGCCGAGATCCAGCGCCAGCTGGACGGCGGCGGGCCGGTCCATGTCGCGCGTCCCGGCCTTGCTGCCCTCGCCATGCCGATCGGCGATAGCAACGTCGTCAGCTTCCCGTGCGCCCCGCGCTCGGCCGGCCGCGACGACGGGGGCCACGCGGCATGAGCGAGCGCCACGTCACCTTCGACATGATCGTCCAGGCGGTCGGTGCCGTCGCGGGCGTCACCCGCCACGAGATCATGGTAGCGGGCCGTGCCGGCGCCGACGAACGGGTCCATCTCCGCTACGCCTGCTGGTGGCTCGCCAGCAAGATGACCTCGCTGGGCCCGAGCACGATCGGCCGGATGTCAGGCGGCCGCGACCACACCATGGTGATCCACGGACAGCGCCGGGCCGAGGAGCTGCGCGCCTCGAGCGAGACCTTCCGCCTTTCGACGGATGCGCTTCTCGGCACGCTGCAGGCGCTCGAGCGCGCCGGCCTGCTGCGCTTCGCCGTCTCGATCGACCCGCTCGCCACGGCCCGCCGCGTGCTCTCGGCGCCCGAGCGCGAGGCCGTCCGCGTCTCGACCTACGAGATCGTCGCCATGTCCCGGCTCATCGTCGAGCAGGCCGATGGCGACCCTTCCGAACCTTCAACCGAGGAGACCGAACATGCAGCTTGAGAACGCTTCCGCCCTGCCTGGTAACGAGAGTGAAGCCGCCCTGGCCCGGCAAGTGCCAGCCGTCGCCAGCGGCCTGATCGATGTCGGTGGACAGCCTCATATGCGCGACGCCAAAGGCCGCCTCGTGCCGGTCGAGCTGGTGAAGCCGGCCGACAAGCTCGAGGACGAGATGGTGCGCAAGGTCATGGCCTTCGCGCTCGATCTTTCGGCCCAAATCGCCCGCTTCAAGGAACACACCTTCGCCGACCTCAATGGCTTCCAGCAGCTGCTGGAGCAGGAATACGGCGCCCGCGCTGGCGGCGAGAAAGGCAACGTCACCTTCCAGACCGTCGACGGGCTGATGCAGGTCAAGGTGCAGATCGCCGACTTGATCGAGTTCGGCCCGCAGCTGCAGCAGGCGAAGTCGCTGATCGACGAATGCCTGGTCGAGTGGGGCGCCGACAGCCGGCCGGAGATCCGCGCGATCGTCTCCCGCGCCTTCGCGGTTGAGAAGGAAGGTCAGATCAACAAGGCCAACTTGTTCCTGCTGCTGAAGCTCGATATCGGCGACGAGCGCTGGACGCGGGCGATGACGGCGATCCGCGACGCGATCCGGGTCACCGGCACGAAGGAGTATGTCCGCTTCTACCAGCGCCGGCGCCCGCAGGACCGCTTCGAGACGGTCACCATCGACCTCGCGGCAGCGTGAGGGGGCGATGGCGTTCTTTTCCCTCACGGTCGACACGGATGACGTCGCCCTGTCTCTTCGGGATGAGGGCGGGCAGTTCGCGGACCTCCTGAACGAAATTGTCCGGGATGGGTCGGTCTCCATCGCCTTTCAGGTCGAGTTCGCCGCGGCGCTCGACGAAGGCGGACGCGGCCTGCTGAAGCAGTTGCTCGATGCCGTGGTTGGGCTCGACCGGCAGTCTGCCGCCACCGATGTGGGAGGCGGCTGATATGGCCATCATCAAGAACTGGACCGAGAACCGGGCACTCGCCGCGAGCAACCGGCGGGTGACCAAGGTCTGCGCCCTCCTGGAGGAGATCGCGGCGCTCTGGCCGGAAGACAACTACGTCGACACGGTTTGCACCGAAATGCGCGACGGACTCCGCGAGCTGCAGGTCAGCATCGTTGTCGCCGCGCAGGAGCGTGCCGAGCAGGCGGAGGAGGCCTGACATGGGCATCCTCCTCTCTCGCGCCCGCTCCGGTCAGTGCCGCTGGATCGTCTGCGAGGCCGTCGAACCTCGCCGCGGCGAGCCCATCGACATTTTCGGCGGCCGTCGCGTCTGCGGTGATCCCACCATCTGGCCGACCTCCTACTGCGCCGATCACTGCCTGCGGGTCTACGCCGCCGCCCCGGCGGTCAAGGACGCCCTCGACTTCTCCAGCCGCACTGCCCCGCCGGCACTCGACCGGCAACCTGAGCTCACGGAGATTTTTGGATGACCGCCCGCTTCACCAATGAGCAGCTCGCTGCCGCGGCCGAACGCGAGGTCCGGTTCCGCGAGCGCGTCTATGCCCGCCAGGTGCAGATCAAGCGCATGAGCCAGGCCAAGGCCGACGAGGAAATCTCCTTGATGAAGGCGATCGCGGCCAATCTCCGCGAGCAGGCGCAGCGCGATGGCCTCTTCGGAGGCGCCGCCCAATGACCCCGCGTGAGCGTCTGCGTAGCAAGATCGCCGCCCTGCAGGCGAAGACCGAGGCGAGCGGCTGCACCGAAGCCGAGGCAATGGCCGCGGCGGCGCTGGCGGCACGGTTGATGGCGGAGCACGACTTCGACCAGGCCGAGATCGAGATGACCGAGGCGACCGCGCCCGACAGCTCGACCCGGACGACGAACCGCACCACCTGGCGCGACAAGCTTTCGGCCGCGATCGCCTACTACACCAACTGCGCGTGGCTGATCCGCTGCGATCGCGGCGACATCCTGTTCGTCGGCCGCGAGCCTGGGCCCGATATTGCGGCCTATCTCCGCGATGTCTGCTTCCGCGCGGTCGATCGCGCCCTGCGCGAGTTCAAGGAGACGCCATTCTACACCCGCCGCCGCAAGCTCTCGACCCGCCGGGCCGCCGCCGCCGATTTTGTCGACGGGATGGTCCTGCGCCTGATCGTCCGTCTCGCCGACCTGTTCAGGCCGGTGGGGAACGAGGCCGCCCGGCAAGAGGCGAAGCAGGCGCTGGCGAGGCGCGAACCCGTCACAGTTCCGGTTGAGCTGAAGGGCCGGAAGGAGCGCTACGCCGGCGCCGGATCGGCGGGTTGGCGCGCCGGCGCTGATGTCGGCCTCCATCACGGTGTTGGTGGCTCGGACGCGCCTCTTGCGATCGAGGACCGGTCATGACCGCCCCGCGGATCTCGCTCGCCGAACAGATCGAGGCCGTGCGATTTGCCGAGACGCGCCAGCGAGCGCTGAACGACGGCCAGGCGATCAAGGAGCTGCGCGGCGTACAGTTCGGCAAGCGCGATATCGAGCGCCTGAACACAGCCGCCCGCTCGCTTGAGCTCCTGAAGGAGCAGGCCGACGAGATCCGCGCCTTCCTTAAGTTACCAGCCGATGCCCGCGAAGCCGTCCTCCGCCATGGCGAGACCATGGGCCAGATGTGCCTCGAGCTCGCGAAGCGCGAGGCGATCGCCAAGGCGGGAGGGCCGGTGCGATGATGGGCCTGACGCCGCGCCAGGCCGATTGCCTGGCCTTCATCCGCAAGCGCCTCGAGACCAGCCAAGTCGCGCCATCCTATGAGGAAATTGGCGCACATTTCGGCATCGTCAAAAGCAACGCGCACCGCATGGTCCATGCACTGGCGGAGCGCGGGCATATCCGCTTCACCAGCGCCCGCGGGCGTTCGATCGCACTAGTCGAGAGCGGCTTGACCAAGCCCATGGAGGCCGGGCTCGCCTTGCTATCGCGCGTCACCGGCAAGAGCCGCGACCAGCTTGTCGCCCAGGCGGTCGAGGAGTTCCTCGAGCGGCAGGTGCGGCGATGACGCAGCATTCCTTCGCCTTTTCGCCGGCCGTCATGGCGCAGCGTTCCGAGCCGGTCGACTCCCTCGACTTCTTCCCGACCCCGCCCTGGGCGACCCGGGCCTTCGTGCACCATGTTGCTCGGCCGGAGCTGGGCGTCCTGATCCCAGATCAGATCCTGGAGCCCGCCTGCGGCGAGGGCCATATGGCCGAGCCATTGAAGGAGGTGTTTCCCTTCGTCGCCGCGAGCGACGTCCATCCC